GCGATCACCGCAATGGTGCTGGCATGATCCATGGCTAGCAGGATGGCGGACGTGCTTCCAACTTAGAGACGCGTTGTTCCACCGTCGATAGGCGGCCGAATGTTTCGCGGCGATCTTCCTTGATGTCTTTATGGAGCACCTCAAGCTGCGTAGCGATGTGCTCCACAGCTGAGGTGAGCCTGATCACTGCCTCACGCGCTTCGTCTGATTTGCGACTGAACCCAGCAGCACCCATGGCTGCGACTGAAATAGACGCGCCGGCAATGGCTGCGATGACTTCGATCATGGCGCCATGGGGCTACGGGTTCAGTTTACCGACCCTGCCCGCGGAGGGGTTTCTTGCCGCGACGGCGGGGGCGGGAGTGCTGGCCGAATCCAGCCCGCGTCGTCTTCGGCGGCCCGGCCTGATGGTCGAGCCGCGCGGTGCCGGTTTTGGCTTTTACTGCCACGGCACGCCTGCCTGCTTGCTGGGCTGCCGCTGCTCATCGATCTGGCTGTCGAGTGCAGCGTGGATCTCGAGCACCTTCTCATCGCCCAGCTTTTGCAGCACCCAGGCGACCACTACATCCTCAGTCAGTTCCGAGTAGGGGATCAGGTCGCCTTCAGGGCGCTCCAGTCCAAGGCTGCCGTAGGCGCCAGCGGAGTAGACCGCATCATCGCTTTTGGCGTCCACGGTGTAGTGAGCGACGAAAACGTAACCGTCGCTTGTCTCTCTTTCGAGTTGAGCGATGTGCCAGGTGTAGGTGTTGGCCATGGGTTGGGTGGTCATGTGGTGAGGTTAGCTGGGGCGAGTAGCGAAGAGGACTACGACCGATCAGCACGCCATCAGTACACAAGGCACGCAGTAGCTGCCATCGGCGTAGGTGCAGCTCACGTTGGTGCTTGTGACCTTGGCGATGGTCTTGCTGCGGATGATGTCGTCGTCTTGGGGCTTGGCGGTTCCATCACCAGCGGACATCAGCAGATCGCCGCGCTCAACGGTTACTCCAGCACCAATGCGAATGATGAAGTCACCCGTCATTGCGCAGTAGAAATCGTTGGTGTAGGTGTCATCGTTATCGTCCCAAGCTTGGAACACGCCTGACACGTTCTTGTCACCTTCAACGTCGCTCACCTTCATCCGGTTGAGCTGCTCGTTGTCTTCGTCACCCCATTCGCACATCTCGTCGATGTTGGAAAGGACAGAGCCACGCAGAATCTCAATACGATCAGCGCCACCGGGGAGCTGCGACCAACGACTTAAGTGAGCGCCGTTATAAGAAACAGTTGTTCCCGAAACAGAGATGTCACCTTCTTGCGTTGAATCTTGATAAAAGATTACAAGAGTGCCGTCACTAGCCAGTCTGTTTACAAGTAAGGGTGTTGCGCCTGAGCGAGTGACAGCTAACGCACCGCCGGCAGTGACATAAGTGCCTGCCGCAGTTAAATCGGCAGAAGTTTTTCCGATGGTTACGGTTCCGTCTTGCGAAATCCTCAGCCGCTCCGTCGGAGAACTCGCCCCATCCGCAGTAGTGGAGAACACCAATCTCCCTGGCATGTCGTTAGTGCCAGGGGTGCCGTCTACCTCGGCGCGAACAAAGGCCGCTGGAACAAAAGCAGTGCCATCAGACCCACCCCAATAAACGCCGCCAAGGTCGTCTCCAGACTGCATAACGGTATGGCTACCAGTTGTTGCATTCCTAGAGCGAAGAAAATCTAGGCGCGCACCAACTGCTGAATTAGCAAAGTATGAGATGCACTGCCCATTGGGACTGTTGATGTAAAGCGCGTTATTGCCACCGTATAGTCCGGTAAACGCACTAGACGTACCAACTAAGAGCCTGCCGCTGGAGTCGATGCGGGCGCGCTCGGATACGGCGCCAATGCCGTTCTCGAAAACAATCGCTCCATTTGTAGAGCTGGTGATTGTCGCTCTATTTGAATTGCTAACGTAATAAAGATGAAGATCGCCTTCTTCTGTGGAAGCACCAGCACCACGTAAACGAATTGCCGAGTTTATGTCTAGAGAATGCGTAGGGCTCGAGGTGCCGATGCCGACGTTGCCTGTGCTACTAACAAAAACACGAGTCTGAGCTGAACCACCGTCTGGGTTAGTTGCAATTACAAAGCTATTGCCGTTTGCTCCAGCGCCTGTTGTAACCGCCCCAATATAAGCGTGGCGATTATCGGCAAGATCGTTGGCTGAAGTTGTAAAGGCAATCCTTGACTCTACGCTTGCTCCTGATGTCCTATTCATCAGATAGAGCTGTGTTACTGCACTATTTGAATCACTGCGTAAGTGAAGTAAGTTCTGAGGCGCGCTGGTCCCTATGCCTACGAGCCCTGCCGAGGTGATGCGCAGGCGTTCGTTGAGCCCTGAGCCAGTTCGGAAGATCAGTTGGCCGGCACCGTCGTTATAGATCTGAGAATAGTTGGTGCCATCAACGGCAAAGAATATGCCTTGGTCTGTGTACGCGCCGCCGCTATTAGCTCGCAAAGCGATAGCGGCATTTGCGTTATTAATGGTGAATGGCTTTGAAAATGTTGTCACTCCTAACGCAACATTCCCACTCGCATCCACAAACAACCTGCCAGCACCATTAGTGCTGATGGCTAGTTGGTCTGCGCCCGTTCTATAGACGCCCGTATTCGTATCCCCATCAAAGCTGATCGATGGCGCACTGGCTGTACCCGATGGCATCAGCAGTTGGCTCAGCGGATATACACCCGATGATGGGATGATCCCTTGATAGCCAAGGCTTGTCCATGCTGTGCTGCCGTTGCCAATCTTGATCTTGTCAGTATCCGACTCAATCCCGATCTCACCCGCTAGCAGTGTTGGGTTTTCAGCCGTCCAATTGGCAGCAGTATCGCGGCGTTGCTTTTGTAATGCTGAGAGTGTGAGGGTCATCGGGATGCACCGGAATTGATTACATAATCGCGTGCCGGCGTACCGGACGCAGCACCTGCATCAAGGATATAGGTGCGAGCAGGGCTGGCAGCAGCGCCGCCAGCATCAAAGATCAGATCAGAAAAATCGATGGCGTATGTGGTCAGCTCAACCTCAACGCTCCATAGATCGCAGGATCCATCGGTGATGACCGGCGGACCGGCATAGCGCCATGCGTAGTCACTGAGCAATGGAACCGGCGGTGTGGCGTAGCCGTTCCATACCTCAGCCGATAGATAGAAGATGCCATAGCTGCCGTCCTGCGCGACATAGTGCGCCTTGATCAGATCCAGATCAGCCTCGCTGATGTTGTTGTACGCCAGCTGTAGCGTTTGATCCACACGGCGATTGCCTTGCCGATAGCCAACGGTGACGCCAGACAATGCCACACGCTGCACCTGCGGCACATTGCCAGGGATATAGGTGCGAGCCGATGGGATGAGGGCAGGGAACGTCATGGCTAGATCGGCACCGTTTCCAGTTCTACGGTCAGGCTGTAGCGCCGTGGCGATGCGATGCTCACATCAAAGGCGCCGGTATATCGCCACTTGTAACTGGCTGAGCTGACTGGCGGCGTGGTGTAACCGCCCCACACTGCAGCCGATACATCGAATGGGATCAGGCTGCCCTCTTGGCCGGCGTAGTGATCCAGAATCTGCTGTGCTTCGGATTCGGTGAGGTATTCGTAGCCAAGGGTCAATCGTTGCGCGATGTAGGCGGAGCCTTGCTTGAAGCGGACCTCACCGCCGCTTGTGCCGCGGTACACCTGCTGCGGTATATCGCCCAGGCTGAGCGATCTTGTGCGTGGCGCCAGCGAGGGGAAGGTTGCCATCAAACTACCGTGAACGTGCCATTGAGCACTTCATTGCTAATCGTAGGCACGGTGCTGCCATGCACCGGGAACTGTGCGGCCTCGATGCTGGTGGTGCCGTCAATGTTGTGATCAATGGCTGTGATTTGGTAATACTCCGTCTCGGTGCGGTTGTCGCCAGCTGTGCTGATCCGTTGCTTCTGCACGCAAATGATATTGGTGGGGAGCAGGCCGGTGGTATCGAGCGCGGTCTCGAACTCAATCGAATGCACCGAATAACGCCGCCGCGCTAGAAAGTGCTTTGCATAGATGATCGCGTGATTGCGGTTTGAGCAGAAGTCCGACATATCGAACTGCTCAACGGGTGCATCAAGGCTCACGCCGCTGTAGCGCACCTGCACGCTTTGCTGTGTGCCGATGGCGTCAGGGTCATTCTTGCGGAATAGGACAGCAACATTCACATCGGACTTTTCGGCTGCGCTCACATATGTTTTGCTGTAGCTGCCAGGTAGGATCTCATCCTCTGTGAACGTAGCGGCAGGCGATAGCGTCGAGGTGCTGATCTGCTGGCTGCCGTTCAGTGGCAGCACTGGTAGGAAACGATATTGCCCGCCAGTGGAGATGAACGACAGCAGAAAGAATGGAGCAGTCTCGCTGATCAGTTCGATGATGTTGACTGACTCAGCGATAATGCCGTTAAACAGCAAGCTGTAGTTATTGCAGAACGTCGCCAACGATGGCATGTTTGTGGTCAGGATCGGCCGCGATACATCAGGCGTTGTGCCAGCTGTCTGCCGCTTGTAGCTGGTGAACAGGTACATGGCTAGATCCACCAGCTGGTTACTGGCGCCTTGCGTGCTGCCTGCTGCATCCACGCTGTAGAGCGCAACCCTGATGCCTTGCTCGTAGTAGATCGAGATCTGCCGCGTGGTGGTGGGATAGGAACCAGCCTCCGGGGGATCGTAGATGTCCCCAACCACTTTCAAGAAAGTGATGTCTGCATAGGATGAGTTATCAGCGGTCGGCGTGCTGGCAGGGTTGGCGTATTTGCTGATGACGTATTCATATTGAATAGCGGTCAGCGTCCCGGTTGTGGGAGGAAAAGCTGAATCCAGCGGATTTGTAGCACCGAGCATATCCCACACTTCTGTGATGCTGCCAGATGATCCGATGCTGGCATGAAAAGCCGGGTCAGGCGAGATATACCCAAGGCCGCCTGTGCCATCTATAAAATCTTGAACAATGCCAACACCACCAGCGGCTGGCGGCGATGTCCCCGCCGCATCCTCGAGAGAATAGTTGAATCCAAATTGCGTGCTAGGTGGCAAGCCAATAGCGGCAAACCATGCGGCGGTCAGATCAGTGCCCGTGACATTATCAAAGAATTCAACAGTTCCGAGAAACCCAATGTTTGTAGTGTCGCCGGTCCCTCTAGCAATGGTTCTATAGCCCCAGTAGCTAGTGGCTAGATAGTCAGTTCGATTTGTATACGCGCCAGTAGCGGGGATGGATTCGGCAAGAAAAGAATAGGTATCATTCCCGCAATACATCCCAGCGCCCAGTACCGGGCACGTGCCAGGGGATCCGGCCAGCGTGGCAGCGCTGTTGTAGATATTGCTGATCGTGATCGTCTGATCATCCAAGAATGCCATGCAGCGCAGGCCAACCCATGTACGGTGCTTGGCTGGACTGCTGACGATTTCGCCTTGGCTGATCGGGAATAGGAAGCTGCCTTTAAAGAAATAGGATCCGGCTTTGACCAGTGGCGGCTGAATCCATACGCCGCCGCTATTGCTGACGCGTTTGCCGAACAGGATCGGTACAGTCTCGCCGGCAGTCGCAATACGCTGATCGGCTCCAAGATCAACATCTGGTGTTTTGCGATTGCTAGGTGAACGATCCTTGTTGGTTACGGATTGATTGGGTGGCGACTTAGGCGCAGGGAATCCGCATGTGTCTTGCGTTGTATTGACCACCCCCTTGGCACGTTTGAGCCGCCGCCTGATGCGCTTTTTATCAGTGAGGCGATCAAGCCATTTGTTAGCCGGTGACAGCCTGCTCATTGTTCACACTCCTTGCATCGGCTCAGTAATGATGCCAGTGCCAACGGAGGCAGCACAGCAACGCATTCATCAATGCACTCAACGCCTTGAAGCTCAGCGCCGTCGGCCGTTAGGTAGACACGGCGATCATCCTCAACGGCCAATGTGACACCTTCATGCGTGCAGCCATCAGCGCATTGCACCTTCAGTTTCACTGCTGCAATGATCATGCTCATCGTCCCGTAAACCTGCCGATCAGATCGGATGCCACCTTGCGCGTCGGCACTTGTGGCTTTGTCTTGTCGATCATTGGGCTGACCGTCCACGAAACCGAATCATCGTCAACCTGTGCGCCATCGATGCCGCCAATGTAACGGCTGATCAGTTGGGCGCTACCAGGGTCAACCGCATCCATGCCTGCATCCTGTAGGTAGAGCGATGCAATCACTAGGCGATTGGTGCCGATGGCAGTATCGGTGAGATCGATCACGTCGCCAGTCGCTGCAATTTCAACCGACAGATCGCCGATGCTATTTGCTGCACGCAAGGCAAAGCCTGATGCTGTGAATGGAATGTAGACGAAATCACCTTGCACATCGCTATCGATCAGCGACATATCCTGCGGGACTTGATAGAAGTTCTGCCAGCGCCGTGTGGGTGTGCGCTTGCCACCGCTGTAGATGCTGTTGCGGTCAGCGTAATACTCGAGGAAACAAAGCAGATCGTATTCAGCCATCACGCCAGCCCTAAGGATCGCCGTACGCTGCTGTCACCAGCAAGCAGGCTAAGCGTTTGATTGACGCCAGCTTGCACGGCTGCGCTGAGATCTTCGGTGGTGACGAAGTTCGTGCCATCCATCTGAGTGACCGGGCCAGTCTGAATGCTGACGCTTGCGCCACCAGGCACCACCATGCCGCCTTCAGCAAAGCGAGGGATGGCAGCTGGGCCACGCACGCCAGCCATCCAATTGGCGGCAAAAGCACCAGCCTTGGATTGCGGCACGATGTACTCCGGTTCGCCGCCTTCGCCAACCATGGCCAAGGTCGGGCCGCTAACCACGCCACCATCGGCGAAGCGCGGGATTGAAGGCATAGGCAACTGCGGGATCTGTGGCAACTGCAGCCTGGCCAGCGCAGAATTGGCGCCACGAATCACGCCATTGATCGCGTTCACAACGCTGCCGATGGCACTGCCAATGCCATTGAGGATTTGATTGACGATGCCGCGCACGGCAGTGAACGCGGCTTTGAAAGGCGCCGTGATCGCATCGGTTACAGCCTTAAATGTGTTGGCGATGCCTTGAACCAGCCCGCCAATGGCCTGGCTAATCGGCTGCACAAAGCTCACGTTCACGAACTCAACGACAGATTGAAAGCCGGCAACAACTGGATCGATAAACACCGTCTTGAAGCCCTGCGCAGCATCCTGCAGAAACTTGCCAATCGCCTGAAATGCAGCACCGATCTGATCGCGGAATGCGTAGATCGCCACGCCAGCAGCGACAGCAAGCGCAACCCAGCCCACAGGGCCAGTGAATACACCGATCAGGATCTGGCCCAACGTGCCAAGGCCAGCCACTAGCGGGCCAATGGCACCAGCCCATCCGGCAATCAAAGCCGGGATGCCAACCAATGCAGCAGCAATGCCGGCAATCAGCGGGCCGAGCGCAGTGAACACCGTGATGATCGCGGTGATCGCAGGCGCCAGCGCGATGAAGGCGACTGAGAGCGCAGCGGCGCCAGCTACAAAGCCCTGTTGTTGTGGGGTCAACGTGGCGAACCACTGGCCGATCTGCGTCAAGACTCCCAGGAATCCAGTCAACACAGGCACCAATGCCGCAATGGCACCAGGCAATGCGGCACCAAGCTGGTCTGCAAGCTGCGCAATGTATGGCAGAGCGGCCGTGATCGCTTGATTCAATGGCCCTGCCAGTTCACGCATGATCATGTTGATCGCGTCGTTGAACTTGTCAGCAGCTTGCGCCATCTCTGTGGTGATGGTCGCTGAGTATTGACTCATGGCCTCGCGGCCGCCATTCAACATCGGAATCAGGTTGGCGCCTGATTTGCCAAAGATCTCCATGGCCAGCGCCGTCTTCTGCGCACCATCTGGCAGCATGCTGAACTTGTCGGCAATGTCGAGCATCACAGCGTCAACGCTGCGGATCTTGCCTTGCGTATCCGTTGAGCTGACGCCAATCGATCTCAGGGCTTCATTGGCTTTCGATGCAGGATCAACAATCCCCTTCGATAGCTTGCCCATCGCCTTGGCGACTTCATCAATGCTGCTGCCGCTGTCTTCTGCCGCGGCGCCAAACTTGCTCAGCGTCTCAACACCAACGCCCGTGCGCTGGCTCAGATCGTTGAGGTTATCGGCTGCATCAATCGCATTTTTGCCAAGCACTGCAAGGCCGCCTACTGCTGCGGCACCAAGGCCAGCAATCGCAACGCCTGCAGTCTTGGCCATGCCGCCAAGCTTGCTGAATGCGTTACTCAATCCAGATGCCTGATTGTTCGCCTTATCCAGCGAACGGGTCAGGCCATCAATCTGCGCCAGACCGTCAACTTTTGCCCTGATCGTCAGGGCTGTTGTCATGTCCAGCGCCATGCTCAGCCCTTGCGCTTATTGATCGCTCCCACCACTGTAGCCTCAATGATCTGTAGGTCACCGAGCACCTCGGCCGGATCAGTGATCTGCAGCAGATCAAACACCCAACGCACGGCGCTGTAGTCCAAGCCGATCATCGTACCGGAATCGGTACGCCATTGCGTCTGCACCTTGAGGAACACACGCACGGCAGCCCATGCGTCGGGTTCCACCTCGTAGTTGACGGCCGCCTTGCTTGGTGGTGGTTCGATGCCGAGCACAGCTGCATCCTTTGCTGTGTCGTCAACCTCCATGCCGCCTAGCCAGTGCTCAGCGGCCCCGATCAGTTTTTTCGCTTTTGCTCCACCAGTGACTCGAAGTAGGCGCCAACCAATGCGCCGGCCATCATCGGCACATCCAACAGCTGCGCCTTCACGGCATTGCTGAATGGCACGGGCTCACCATCGCCATCGATGATGCCATCCCATCCCATGAGGATCTCATCTGCGATGCTCTGATCGCTGATGCCCTCGCCGGTATCCTCGCCCTTCTCGTTGGCCTTGACGCGCTGCTGCACCTCACGCTGAATTTCATTGATGCGGCTCTGGGGCAGCCGCTTGAACTCAGCATCAAAGGTCTGCCGCTCCCGCTTGCCACCATTGGCCGGGAGCTTAATGCTCACCGGCCAGGTGTAGGAGTCCGACTGCTTGAGGACAAAAGCCACGCGGATCAGGTGTAGATGAGCTCTATCTCATCATTGCCTGAATCGGTCGGTGTGGCAATGTATGGAAGGGTGAGCATCTGGATGCCGTCCTCATCGCTGTAGGACGGATTGCCAAGGTCAATTTGCCCTGCATAGAACGTGACGATGTTGCCGGCGGTCTGGCCATGCTGGAAGGTCAGGCTGCCGGTGCTACTGCCGGTGGCATCGTTGAAAAAGTTGTGAGCGCTGACCAATACCGCCTCGATCATCACCTCACCAGCAGGGGCACGGTTGGTGATGATGACTTCCTTGGTGCAGCCCACCAGCTCGCGGTAGACCAGCTCATTGGCTAGTTCCATCGTGAAGCTCTGCAGGCACCCGGCATAGCTAAACACCTCGAAGTCCGTGGTGTTGCCCTGCTTGAACACCACCGGATCAGCTTGGTTGGCATAGGTGGGGCTGCTGATGGCCGATGCAGTTGGTGCGTTGTAGATGCCGGTGAACTCAAACGCGATGGTGGGAATCTCACCCACGGCGCAGTTCAGGGAGAAAGTGCCGCGGCAGCCGGTGGCCTTGTGCAGCACGCCGTCGTTGTTGAAATAGATGGTGACCGAGCCGGGCGCCGTATTGCTGTTGGGCGTGTAGGTGACGCTGGTGCTGGCCGATACGGTCTCAGTAAAGGAGCACGCTTTCAGCAGCGGGCCATAGGCGGGTGCAGTGCCGGCGGTGCCAGAACCTGCCAGCTCTACCTCAAAGTTGACCAGCACACGGGTCTGCGCCAGCAGCTGCTCCGATTGGCCCAGGTAAGGCCGGATCAACTCACGGCTAACGGTCTCAGCCTCAAGCGGCGTTACCTCAATGTTGCGCACCAGGATGGCGTTAGCGCCAACAGTTGGCGTGGGGTCAACGCCGTAAGTGGTTTCGATTTCGGCCAGCAGCAGCTGGCGGCGGGAAAGCAGCGGCATGGCTTGGCCGGATGGAATCTTTCATCCCATCGTAGCCGGGTCAGCTTGTAGTTAAATTGGTGACTGAGGTGCGATAACGCACGAGATATTCGCAGCCAATCACGCCGGCTGGCTGATCCGCTTCCACAATGTCAAAACTCACCGACTGAGGCTGCACATCAATGGCATAACCGCCCAGCGTCAGATCGGCCATCATCTTGGAGTGCAGGCTTTCGATGATCGGATCAGCGGTCTGATCCGGCACAGCGCCGCGCACGATCACCGCGATCCGTACCGTCAGGCTCCAATCCAGCGTGGGCAGGCTCGTGTTTTGCTGCGCCGTATCGGATACGGGCTCGATCACGATGGCCGGGCTTTCGCCGCGGCTCAACGGTTCCACCCTGCTGCGGTAAATCCGCGTGCTCACGCCCGTGGTGCCGGTGAGCGCCGTGCGGATCGCAGTCAGTACCTGTTCGCGTTTGGTGGTCATCGTTAGGCGGAGGCGACTTGCACGACTGTGCAAATGATGCCAGGAATGGCGGGATGCGCCGGGCTGGCCTCTGCAGCCTCAGCGTGGATATAGGCGGCGACGTTGTTTGTCATCCACATCAGCTCGATATAGTCGTTTGCTGCCAATCCCAGAACGAAGTTGACCGTGCCGATCACGTTGCCAGCAACGCCGCCATGGCTTGAGATGATGCTGAAGCGGCTGTCGCTGTCGGGCACATTACCGGCAGCGCCGGCATTGTTCTTGCGCAGCCAGACGTTGATGTCGTGGATCGAGCTGTCGGTATTGCTGAACTGGATCGAGAATGTGAAGCTGTAAATGCCTGGATAGTCAACCGTGATCCGGCCGTCTGAGATGACCCTGATCCCGCGGCTTGCCGTGTCAACCTGCCGCAGTTTGATCGGATAGGCCGTATCGATGGCAGCCGCAATCTGCGAGGTGGTATCCCAGAACGATCCCCAGTAACCAGGGCAGCCGTGATAGGGCAGCTTGTCCCATGGCGTCCTGCCGTTTCCAATCTTCAGATTTTGCGTATCGCTCTCAAGGCCGAACTCGCCTGCCGTCAGCACAGGATTCAGCGCTGTCCACTGGCTGCGTGTGTTGACCTTGATAGGACCGCTCATGTCTTTTGCAATCCGAGTTGTACGAACCTGCCGTCATCCATGAGCATGGTCTCTCTGACGGTGTAAGCAGCCCCATCCACGGTGATCGAATCGCCGCGGATGAGACTGCCGAAGTTTGAGGTTCTGGCCGTCAGCGTGTAGTCGGTGCTTAGCACCATCCCATCGCTGATCACCTGGCTTGGCATGTCCAGGATTCCCTTTGCAGTAACAGCGCCAGCCGTGCAGCTGACGCCGAAATCTGCGAGGAACACATCCAGATCCTCAGTGAATGCCATGATCAGCCGTACTTAGCAGAAGCAAGGCCGAGCACTGCAACAGCGCCAGCACCGGTGCCACCGGCCACAGTGATCGACACTTTGACGTAACGCTTGAGGTTCGTCACGTTGACGTAGATCTTCTGCAGCGATGCAGTGTTGGCGGTGGTGGTGGTGAATGCGCCACCGGTCACGTCGGTGTAGGAACCGCCGGAAGTGTCGGATTCAGTCAGCTTGACCGCGTAGGTCACGCCAGCGCTACCAGCTTCAGCGTCCAGAAGGACGGCCATATCGCCTTCGTAGCCCAGCAGATCAACTGCAGAACCGGTGCCGGTAGTGGTCACCACGTCATTGCGCAGCAGGCCGAGAACCGTGGTCTTAGATCCAAGGTTGTGGATGGTCATTGTCTTGCCCTCCGTCGGGGGGTGGTTGGTTTTGGTGCAGGCTGAGCGATAACCTCAACCACGTCTGCCACTAGGGCGACGGCTTCAACGGCTTTGCCGATACCAATCAAGAGCTTGGCGTCAGAGGGGGAAGCCTCTAGGACTTCCCCGATCTTCACCACTCGGCCCGAAAGCATCGTCTGCCGTAGGACCTTGATCAACATGATCAGAGGGTGTTGTTGCCGCGGCTGAAGGATTCAGGATGGCGAACGGCGATGTCCACATCCTGCATCGCAACCACGCGGACGGTGCCGGAGGTGCTGTTGGTGTAGGGGTCCACCATCAGATCAAGGCCAGAGAAGTAGCCGATGATCAGGTCGGCGAAGTTGCCGAACCACAGATCGCCGGAAGCCACCTGGTTAGAGAGAACGCCTTGATAGCCGTTCACCTCGTTGCCTTCCATCACGAACAGGCCGGAACCTGCATCTTTGGCTTTGGTCTTCAGACCACCGCGCATTGCGGCGTTCATCAGGTAGACGGGGTTGCCGAGCAGCGCGTTGGCGGTAGCCACGTCGCTCTCGAGTGCTACCACCTCAGCGAAGGTAGGGGTGTCAGCAGCGAAGTCCTCGGTGCCGATGCCGGTGGTCAGCTTGAGGCCGAGGGGCTCACCGTTGGAGCCGGTGCCATACAGACCAGCCAGGTCGATCTTGAGTGCCAGCACACGTGCTAGGTCGGTGCGCACCATGTTCTCCACATCAATGGAGGACTGGATCATCAGGCGGCGGCTGTAGTCAGTGAAGGCAGCCACGGTCTTGGGAGTCAGGCTCACCTGATCCACGGTCTGCTGCGACTCGGTAGGAGCACCGGACTCAGCAACCCAGTAGGCAGTGCCAGCGCCGGACTGACGGGGGATTGCCACGTTGCCGGTGAGGCCGGTCAGTACGGTGGCGCCAGCCTGATCCAGAGCGGAGGCATTGCGCAGCAGATCGATGAAGCTGCCAGCGTCAAGCTCGGTAGCAACCAGGTTGCCGCCAGCGGTAGCAGCGCCAACGGTCAGGTCACGGCGCAGCACATCCTGAGGGATGGTGATACCGCGGGACTGACGGCCGAGCTTGGCAGCAGCAGCTTCCGATGCTTCGA